ATGTTTCTACTACTGGTAGTGGTTCTTCAACAGAGTACAGTACATACTTCTTTACTGCTGGTGCTGTAGCTAGTGGAGAGCAAGCTGGTCTTACAACTGAAACAGACAGAGATATTCTGGCTAAATCAGATGCAATGGCAATTGACTTGCATTACACATATCACCCTGTTGGTTCTAAATGGGCTGTTACTACAACAAATCCAAACAGAACACAACTTGCAACCGTAGCTAACTGGTCGAAAGTCTACGAGACAAAGAACATTGGTATCGTTAGAGCAACTAACGTATCTACTCAAGACTAGAGGTAATTAATTATGCCAAGTTTATTTGAGGTTGCCGCTGGTAAATTAACTGGACCAACAACAGGCGGTACAGTAACCCAAGCAACATCTAAATCTACAGGTGTAACTCTCAATACAGAGAGTGGTCAAATTACTATGAACAATGCACAGCTTGATGCTGGTGTTGAAGTAACATTTACAGTAACAAACGATAAGATTGCTGCTGAAGATGTTGTTGTTGTAAATCATGGTTCTGGTGGAACTGCTGGTTCATACCTTGTAGGTGTGTCAACAGTTGCTGCTGGATCATTTAAAGTCACTGTTACTAATGCTTCTGCTGGTAACTTGAGTGAAGCTATTGTTATTAACTTTGTTGCATTAAAAGGTGCATCTAGTTAATGGGCATATTCGCTTTTAGACGAATGAGAGAACAGGAGGCTACTAAAACAGTAGCCCCTGCACCTCTTAAAAAAACAAAACGTAAGCCTAAATTAAAACAAAATGGCAATAACGATAGACGCAACAGTGGGGGGAGCATCAGCAAACAGTTACATAACACTGTCTGATGCAAACGCAATTGTAGAGGGATTAATTCTTGATGATGATGTATCAGTATGGGATAGTTCCAATACTGATAACAAAAATAGAGCTTTATATACTGCTGCGGTCAGGATTGATCGAGAAAGATTTTTAGGTGCAAGAGTAACAGATACACAAGCATTACAATGGCCTCGAACAGGTGTCAGGAAACCAGATACTTACATTAATACTTATGCAACAGGCTTTCCATTTCGCATAACAACTGATTATTTTACTGATACAGAGATTCCAGAACAAGTTAAAAAAGCACAAGTAATTCTTGCCGTTTATTTGAATAATAATAGGAATGGGTTAGGATTAGGTGGTCTTGAAGATTTCAAAAACGTAAAAATTGGTAACATTGATGTAACACCAAATTTTTATGGTGCTGTTGGTGCTGATAGAGTACCACCATTATTTGAACGGTACTTTACTGGTTTACGACATAGTGGACCTGCTAACGTCGCAATTAAAAGGAGTTAAAAATGAGCTACTACCCAGCCGCCAAAATCATTAACGATACAGCCGCACATACTGGTCGTTTTGGTTGCATCAAAGCCTTACAAGATTCAGTAATCAATACTTTGGTTGCTGAAAACATAACAGGCGATTTAACATCCTTACAATTTAAATCAAATACTGCTATTGAGGGAGTCATAACAAGTGTCAAACTTGATAGCGGAACTGTTATTGCATATCTGATATAATGAGCCTTGCAAACGCACTTAAAAAAGCTGCAACAAAATCTCTTGCTAAGCTAGGTGGAGATGTAACCATAAGACAAGTTTCTGCTGGTTCATATAATACAACTACAGGTGCGATTGCAGAGACATTATCAGATACAACAATAAAAGGTGCTTTAAGTAATGTTACAAGAAATCAAGTAAACGATCTTATTGAATCTCAAGATAAGTTACTAACTATTTCTGCTGGTGATATTACATTTGTACCTACTACAAAAGATAGAGTTGTAATAAGTAGTGTGGAATTTAAAATCATACAAGTTGTTATAAATGAACAAAATAATACAGCAGTTAGCTTTGATTTATTCTTAAGGTAAAAATGGCAAGACAAATAACATTAATTCAAATTTCAGGTGTTATGGGCGAGGCGGTTTCTGAGCTTGTACAAAAAGTTACATTAACATGGGAAGAAAAAGTTAAATTAGCAACACCAGTTGATACAGGTGTTCTTCGTAATGGTTGGAAAAATAATATAAAAAAATTTCAAGGGAATATATTTAATAATGTTGTATATGCAGAACCTGTTTGTTTTGGTGAAAGTCTACCACCATCATGGAAAGGCGATTTTAAAACAAGACAAGATACAATCAAAGGTTTTCCAGAGTTAATTGGTAAACAATTAGAAAGTTATGCAAAAAGTGAATATGAAAAAATTAAAAGGAAAATTTAAATGGCGGCAGTAGATTTAAACACAGTTAGATCAACTATTGAATCAAGACTTGCTACAGAGCTTGCTTCAAGTCCAGCGATATCTGTTGTATTTAATAATATGGCTTTTGACTCTACAACTCAAGATACATTTGTTCAATGCATAACAAGTTTTGCGGCAAACAGTTATATAACACAGGGTGGTACTAGTGACTCAGATAATCAAATAAATGGTCTTATATTACTAAATGTTTTTACAGAAGAGGGTCTTGGATCTGGCTCAAACTTTACAGTTTGCAAAAGAATAAGAGACTTATACAATAGAATAAATGTATCAGATGTTATTTTTGATGCGCCAACTGGTCCTGAGATATTAACCTCAAGTCCACAAGGCAAGTTTCAAACACAAACCAGAATAACATTTACTATTTACGAGGCACTTTAATTATGGCAAAACTTGTAATAACAGAACAAATGCTTGACGCAATTGAGGCTGTTAAAGGTGTAAGAGATCCACAAATGTGGGATCCAAATTGTAAGAGATATATGGAAAGCCAACAAATATTGAAAAAAGATGCTAAAAAACCAGAAAAAGGTTAATATATTTGTAAATCTTTCTTTTTTTTGTCATGGCAGCTATTAGGGGTGATGTAGGCAAGATCATGTTTCATAATGCGGCTGGTACTGAAGCCGATATTGCTGGAACAAGGTCTTGGTCATTATCAGTTTCAAAAGATACTTTGGAAACAACGGTACAGGGTAATACTTCAAAAACTTTTATCGGTGGTCTTATTTCTGGTGAAGGATCAGCAGAATTAATTTATGACAATGCTGGCAACTCTGATTACTTGGCATTTGTTGAGGACATTTTAACAACAGGTGATGCTGGTGACGCGTTGTTTGAACTGTTCCCTGATAGTTCAGCTAGTTCTAAAAAGTTAGCTTTTTCTGGAATCATTACAAGTGCTGAGTATGGTGCAACACTTGGAGAAACTCAATTGATAAACATTTCATTCCAGACAACAGGTGCTATAACTTCCGACATATAGTACATTAGAATTATATTTATAATTCTTTATGGCACAAAAAAGAACCCTCGACCTTTTAAAGGCATCATTTGATCTTTCTAAAAGGCGCAAATTTGATGTTAAAGATGATAATGATAATGTTGTTGTCAGTTTATACTTTAAAGCTATTACAAGGGCAGACAGAAGCAGAGCAACAGAAAGAGCTGGTACTGATGATCCTTTAGTTGTTTCTACACATATGCTTTGTCAATTAGCAGAGAATGAAGATGGAACAAAAGCATTTCACCCTGCAGATTTTGCTAACTTGCAAAATGAGTTACCAGAAAATGTTTTAAATCAAATTGAATTATTTTTATTTAATGTTGATCCTGCTGCAACAATAGATAACGCAAAGGAATCCTAAAGGGGGACAACTGGTTAAATTTTGAGTTTTTCCTTGCAACAGAATTAGGCAAGACAGTTAGTGAGCTTAGACAACAACTCACAGAAGAAGAGTTGATATTTTTTGCTGGATATTATGAATTAAAGTATGATAGGGAGAAAAAAGAAGCAGATGCAATCAAACGCAAATCAAAGTATAGTTAAAGGAGTTATTGTTTAGTCGTGGCAGTTTCTAATGTAGAACTAAGAGTTAATGCCACACAAGCTGTTACAGCTTTAAAAAATGTTGATGTACAAGCAAAGAATTTTAATCAAACGATAAGTGGTACAAGCGGAAAACTAAAGGCAACAACTGGAAGTTTAAAAGTATTACCAAAAGGATTGGTAGCTACAGGAGCAGGCGCAAAAGTTGCTGGTGGTGGTTTTAGGGCTTTAACTGCGGCGGCGGCTCCATTATTGGGTCCTTTAATTGGTATTGGTGCGGTTATTGGTGGACTTGGTAAAGTTTTCAGTAATCTAGCTGCACAAGACTTTGCAAGTGCAAAATTAAGAACTCTTGGTGTGGATGCTGATGCTTTAAATCCAAAGTTAAAAACCTTATCTAATGAACTTAGTGGTCAAGCATCTTCTTTAGATTTATTGTCAGCATCTTATGATGTTGCATCTGCTGGCTTTGGTGAAGTTGCAGAACTTACAGATGTATTAAAAGCATCACAACAAGGTGCAACTGGCGGTTTCTCTGATCTTAATACTGTTGCTGATGCTACTACTTCTGTCCTTAATGCATATGGTCTTGAATCAGATCAAGCGGCTAAATTAGTTGATGGGTTTATACAAACACAAAATGACGGTAAAATTGTTGTCGACCAATATGCAAAACAGATTGGTCGTCTTGCTCCTGTAGCCGCTGGTGCTGGTGTTAGTATAGACGAACTTAATGCTGCTATATCTACTGTTACTGCAACTGGTGTACCTGTTGAATCTACCTTTGCTGGTTTACGGCAAGTCATTTCTTCTATACAAAAACCAACTGGCGAAGCTGCAAAATTAGCTGAAAAACTTGGTATTGATTTTAGTGCCACAGCATTAGAAACAAAAGGTTTAAGTGGTGTATTAGCAGAGTTGGTTGAAAAAGGTGGTGCTAGTGCAGAAAACCTTTCTATATTGTTTGGTTCTGTAGAAGCAAGAACAGCATTATTGCCTTTACTGAATGACCAGCTTGTTACTTTTAACCAAAACTTAGAAAATCAAGCAGAGTCATCAGGTAATGCCGCAAAAGCATCATTCGAGGCATCAAATACAATACAAGGTGCAGTCACAAGATTGGGATCAGCTTTTACAAATTTAACAACAGAAGGCTCTGAATTTGGAAATGTAATAAGGGATTCAATAAAAGTTGCGGCTGTTACTGTAGAGGCTCTTAAAAGTGCGTTTGAAATTATTTTAATCCCAGTAAGAGCAGTTAGAGCCGCAGTAATGGAAATCGGTAATGTTTTCATGGAAGCAATTGGAATTGAAAGTACCGAATTTTTAATGGGTCTTGAGGAAGGTTGGATAAATATAAAACAAGCAGTAACAGATTTTTCAGATGAAGTTATTTTTGTAGGTAGAGTAATAGGAGGTGTTATTGGTCAAGCCCTAAAAATATCTTTCAAGGGTATAAAACAATTTTTTAAAGATGTACAACTCATAGCTAAATTTTTAAGTCAAGAATTTGGTAAATTTTTTACACGATTTAAAGATGGATTTATAAATTTAACAAAACCAGTTGTTAGTTTTTTTACTGGTTTACAAAAATCTGTTTCGGGATCAGTACAAAAGATTGTTGATTTTTTTAGACAAGCTTTTCAAAAAATTGTAGATTTAATTCCAAAGCCATTAAGGGATTTGTTAGGTGGTCTCGAAATTCCAAAAATAAATTTGGGTTTTGATATTGGTGAATTTGAAAACCCATTTAAAGATTTTAAATTTGAAAACCCATTTGAAAATATAGGAGAAGACTTTCAGTTTATATTAGATAGTTTAGTAGAATTTTCAGGTATAGAAAGAGAAACTTTAGAAACAATAATTGATCAAGCAAAAGCAAAAAAAACAGTTACAAAAGAAACTGAAAATTTAACAAAAGCACAAAAAGATGCAAAAGCAGAAGCAGACAAACTTAAAGAAAAATTTAAAAGTATAGGTGAATCAGTTAGAAATGATTTAGTAAATAATCTTACAGATGCGATAGAAGGAGCTAAATCGTTTGGTGATGCTTTAAAAAGTGTTTTAGGTAATCTGAAAAGACAACTGATACAGCTTGCCCTAGATAAAGCTATTCAAAGTCTTGGTAAAAATCTTGGTTTGGGTGGTAAAGGCGGCTTCTTCTCTGGTTTATTTGGAAAAGAAAGAGGCGGTAGAGTTAATGCTGGTGGAGCTTTTCTTGTTGGGGAACGTGGTCCAGAATTACTAATGATGGGTTCAAAAGGTGGCAATATAATTCCAAACAGTCAATTAGGAAAAGGTGGTGGTGGTACAACAAATGTAGTTACTGTTAATGTTGATGCAAATCAAAGTAATGTATCTGGTAATAATGCTGATGCAAACCAATTAGGGCAACAGATTGCTGTAGCCATACAAACTGAACTTATCAAGCAAAAACGTGCAGGAGGTTTATTGGCATAATGGCAACTTTTCCAAGTATTACCCCACAATATTCAACACAAGAAACTGTTGAACAAAATAGTTTAAGAATCAAATTAGGCGATGGCTATGAACAGCGTATAGTAAGAGGCTTGCCAGCTAACAAAAGATTAATTACTTTAAATCTTACATTTAATGTTTCAACTACAGACGCAACAACTATTGATACTTTTTTAGATGCCAGATTTGACGATCAGGCAAACTTTGATTTTACGCCGCCACATCATTCATCAGCTTTAAAATTTATATGTACAAGGCGAAGCAGAACTGCAATTTTAGATAATAGAGTTACTATGAACTTAACTTTTGAGCAAGTTGCAGAACCATAATGGCCATACCAGTTTCTGAATTACAAAAATTAAATCCAAGTTCAAGAATTGAGCTTTTTGTATTGGAACTTGTAGAAGGCTTGCATTATGCATCAGGAAATCCATCAAGTGTTCCTACTACATTTAGATTCCATGCTGGTTCTAGCATGAACTCAAATGCAGAAATAGTATGGCAGGGTAATTCTTATCAAAGATTACCTATTACATTTGAAGGTGCTGAATTTACTGGTAGGGGTCAGGTACCAAGACCACAATTAACTGTTGCAAATTTAGGTGGTATTACAAGAAGTGGTTCAGTAATTACAATGACAGATTTATTGATTATTGTAAATTTAACTACACCTCACAACGATTTAGCAGACGCAAAACTTACACGTATAACAACGCTTGCAAGTGAACTTGATGCAGTAAACTTTCCGAGCAGTAGTAATCCATTTGGTACACCATCATCTAATGAACTTCCACAAGAAATATTTTTTATAGACAGAAAAACAACTGAAACAAGAGACCAAGTACAATTTGAACTTGTTGGAGCTTTAGATCAAGCCAATAAAAAATTACCTGCTAGACAGGTAACAAGAAGTGAGTTTCCGGGTGTCGGTTCATTTATAAATAGGTAATGAATTATATTTGGAAAAAAGATGCAATTAACCATGCAAAAGAATGTGACCCAAATGAGTCATGTGGGATTGTTGGAGTAAAAAATAATATAGAAAAATATTACCCTTGTAAAAACGTATCTAATGATTATAAAGTTGAGTCATTTGTTATTGACCCTTTAGATTATGCAGAGGTTGAAGATTTAGTTGATGAAATAGTAGGCATTGTTCATAGTCACCCACAAAATATTTTAGAGTTTTCTGAGTCTGACAAATATAGCTGTAAATCAATAGATTTAACTTTTTTTCTTGTTTCGCCAAAATCAGATAAAATGGCAGTAATACGACCTAATGAAATAGATGCTTAAAAAAATCAAAGTTTATGGAACTTTAAGAAAATTTTTAGGTCAAGCTGAATTTGAAGTTGATCTTAATACACCTAGAGAGGCAATAAGTTTTTTAGCGTGTAATTTTGAAGGTATAAAAGAACATATGGCAGAACAGTTATACACAATACAAGTTGGAGCAAAAGTAATAACAGAAGATTTATTAAGTATGAATACAAAAGAAGATATAAAAATTATTCCTGTTGTTCATGGCAATTTCTTTCCAATATTGCTTGGTGCTGGTGCATTATTCGGTGCTGGTGCGATTACTGCTGGTTCTTTTTTAGGCAGTACATTACTTGTAAATGCTTTAACTGCTATTGGCACAAGTATGCTTATTGATGGAGTTACAAGTATGTTGTCACCGCAACAAGACACTTTGTCTCCAACAAGTCAACAAGATAGTTTAGATCCAGCGGCTCTAGCTTCAAACTATTCTTTTACAGGGCTGACAAATATAAGCAATGCTGGTGTTCCAGTTAATTTGGTATATGGAGAAATCTTAGTTGGTTCTGTTGTTGTATCTAATGGAGTTGATACAGTTCAAGTAGAGGGTAACAACTAATGGCTATTCAAGAGTTTGACCAAAATACAGTATTTAATAATCCTGATCTACCAAGTGGTGCATTATCTTCAAAACAATTTAATACCATTGTTGAATTATTAGGCGAAGGTGAAATAGAAGGTTCAGCAACGGCATCAAAAGCCAATATTACAGACAAAACATCTACTGCATATTTTAATGCTTTTAAAAAGGATATTTTTCTAAACGGAACACAAGTTCTTCAAGAGGCAGCAAGCAATACAGCACCGCAAGATAGTGATTTTAATTATAAAGATGTAGGTTTTGATTTTAGATTAGGTACTTCAAGTCAAACATTTATTGCGGGTATTTCGAATATTGAAACAGAAAGTGTTATTGGAACAACAGTTACGACCTCAACACCTGTTACTCATACTGTTAGTTCAAGTGACATTAATGCTGTTCGTGTGACTTTAAGATTCCCTTCAATGCAGAAATTTGAAGATGATGGTGATATAAATGGGGTAGAAGTAAATTTGTTAATAAAAACGATAGAAAATGATGGTACAACAACCACAGTAATTGATGACACAGTAAGTGGTAGATCAACTAATGCATATTTTAGGGATTATATTGTCAAACTTAAATCAACAACATCTTTTCCTGTTGCAATAAGAGTTGAAAGAGTAACAGCAGATAGTACAGACGCAAAATTAATTAACGCTTTTCAGTTTAACCAAGCTACAAATATAATTTTTGAACAGAACGCATATGCAAATACTGCTCATGTTGCATTAAGATTTAATGCAGAACAGTTTCCAAGAATACCAAAAAGAGTTTATAGAATTAGAGGTCGTAAAGTAAAAATCCCACATAATGCAACTGTTGATTTGCAAACAGGTGCAATTTCTTATGCTGGTACCTTTAACGGTACTTTTAAAACAGATAAAGAATGGACAACTGATCCAGCATGGATTTTATATGATTTGCTTACAGATACAAGGGCTGGTTGTGGAATTGCAGAGGCAAACTTAGATAAATTTACTTTTAAAAGTGTAAGTGAATATTGCGGAGCATCAGTTGATGCTGGTAATGGTGATGGTAGTACTGAGCCAAGATTTAGTTGTAATGTTAATATTACACAGCGACAAGAGGCATATGGATTAATTAATTCACTTTGTTCAGTAATGAGAGTGATGCCATTTTACTCTGCTGGTGGAATTGCAATATCACAAGATTCTCCCAAAGACCCTAGCTATATTTTCACAAATGCAAATGTAACTGAAGCTGGTTTTTTGTATGCTGGTTCAAGTTTAAAAACAAGGCACACAGTAATAAATGTCAGTTATTTTGATATGACTACTCAAGAAGTTGATGTTGAAACTATTGAAGCTGATTCAGCCACACAAACTAAATATGGAATTGTTACAAAAAATATAAAAGCTTTCGCTACAACAAGTCGTAATCAAGCAAGAAGATTAGGTCGTTGGTTTTTATATAATGAACAAAATGCTGGTGAGACTTGCACTTTTGCTACTACTGCGGCGGCTGGTGTTTTAGTT